TATGGCTCATTGGACGGCATATAATAAAGCTGCAGTTAACGCCATCGCCCAGAAAGCGTCACCCGTATTTCATTACTTCCTTCGAGAAAGTTCCTGGCACGCCCGTGGGAAATGGCCTCCCGGACTTGCTTGCCGACATACAGGAAGTCTGCAATGCAGTCCTGAGGTCGTTAGTCAACAACCTCTCTATCGCGTCTGGCCCGCAAGTAGACGTAAACATTGATAGATTGGCTCCCGGTGAAAATCCCGATGACATGTTCCCGTGGAAGCGCTGGCACACCACTACTGATCCAATGGGTAACAACGGGCAACCAGCAATTAGATTTTTCCAGCCAAACAGTGTGGCTCAAGAGCTGCTCACTGTCTACAAAGAGCTTAACATCATCGCTGATGATATTTCCGCTATTCCTAAGTACATGTCCGGTTCAGGGACTTCGGGCGGCGCAGGACGCACTGCTTCTGGACTAGCGATGCTTATGGGTAACGCATCCAAGATATTACAGACTGTTGCAGCTAATATTGACAGAGACATTATGTTTGGAGCGCTGCAACAGCTTTTTGACATGATAATGCTCACTGACCAATCAGGCGTGTTTCGTGGCGACGAGAACATTCGTGTTATGGGTGTTAACGTTGCCATGCAGCGTGAAACTCAACGTGCGCGCCAGCTTGAGTTTCTTTCTATTACAGCAAACCCGCTTGACGCCCAGATCATCGGCACACAAGGACGCGCCAAGGTCCTACGCACTGTCTCTAACACCATTGGGATGGATGGCGATACTATTGTACCGCCTGACGATGAACTACAGAAAATCCAAGCTCAGCAAGACGCTCTGATGCAGAAGCAAGCCGCAGAAGCTCAAGGGAGTAAACCCGGTGCGACTTCTACCAGTGACATGGGTCCGCGTACTAATCTTTCTCGCGGGGCTGGTCCTGTTGGTGGTGGCGCTGGCTAGTTTGTAGTTCGCTGTATGTCTCAGTGATGGATAGTGTGGATAACTATGGGGATAAGTCCCCTTACCTGTGGAGGTAAGAATGCCAGAAATTAAAAGGTTCAAAAGCAAAGTGAAATCCAGCGGGCCTCTACCCGGTAAAGCCCATGGTGGCTCTGGCCATATGGTCGGCAAAACTGGTGCAGGTCCCCAGTCGCCGGGTGGCACTACCGGATCGGCGCATAACTCTCCCAGCAGGGGGTTTGCCCACGGTGGTTCTGGCCACATGCTTGGTAAGAGCGGTTCTAAACCAAGGACTGGTGGAAAGACCAGCTGCTGATGCTAGCTGATGAGCCATTGATCTTGGCAGCAGCTGACCTCGCAAGGGCTTCTCCAGCAAATTGGACAAAGTTCCTTGCCGGGATGGCTGTCAGGTCTGAACACGTGCGTGAACTTTTAGTCAATTCCCCCAACGGCACTGTGCAGGAACATCAGGGACATGCGCGAGAACTCGCCCATCTCCTTAAAACGTTCCATAGCTGCGTGCAGTTGGCGGATAAGCTGAAAGGGAAATGATATGGTTGCTAAAGCATTTAGCAGTAACGTAATTCCGCCTAGTGATCCCGACGTTAAAATACCCGCAGGGGTAAAAGCCGCTGCAGCGAAAGCAGATGCTGCCTTCAGGGCTGCTTATCCCAATCAAGTACCTTCTAATACTACTTCTGCAGATGCTAATCCTCCCGAGCCAGCTGCAGGAGAGCCTGCAGGAGCTGCTAGTCCTGACCAACCCCAGCCTCCGGTTCAAGATCAAGTAGCTCCTGCTCCTTCGGAAGTCTCCCAGCAGGACATTAATTGGGAACATCGCTTCAACTCTATGAAGGGGCGTCACGACAAGGCCCAAGACAGCATCAAGCAGATGGCTGAGCAGATTAATAACCTGCAGAATGTGCTAGCCACTGTTAGTTCCGCGCCGGCACCTGCCAGAAGTTCTGAGCTGCAGTTTAATAGTTTGCTCTCGCCTGAAGAAGTAAGTGAATACGGTGAAGAGTTCCTTGGGGTGGTCGGTAAGAAAGCCCAAGAAGCTGCCACGCCACTCGTGCAGGAGCTTAGGCAAGAGGTAGATGCGCTTAAGCAGCAAGTAGGTCGTGTGGGCGGTTCTATAGCGCAAAACGCAAGAGAAACTATGTTTGCGCAACTTGACGGTACTAATATGCCGTGGAGGGAGATAAACAAGGACCCGAGATTTTTACAGTGGCTGGCCTTGCCAGACACTTATTCTGGTGTTATACGGCATAATCTGCTGAAAGCTGCGTGGGAGCGGAACGATACCCCTCGTGCAGCAGCTTTCTTCCAAGGCTTCCTCGCTGAAGAGGCTGCCGTTGATCCCGCAAGGGGGAGTTTCCCCCAAGGAAGTCTACCGGACGGTTCCCAGAGTCCCCAGAATGGGCACTCTTACCAAGGTAACGGGAAAGTTCCGCTAGAGTCCTTTGCGGCACCCGGCAGAGCCAAGTCAGCGGCAGGCAGTATCCCCGCTGAGAAGCCCCAAATCTCACGATCCCAGATCACTAATTTCTACGCTATGTGCGCTGCGGGCAAGTACCGTGGCAACGAGCAGGAAAGAAACCGTCTCGAACGTATGATCTTCGAGGCGCAAAGTGAAGGACGGATCACGGCTTAATCTCTCTGGGTTGAGTTTGAGAACTCCCCGGAGATAGTTTCTCAAAGGGGATAGCTATGGCTGTTGGTAATTTCTTTCCAGTTGCACCTATTAATCCTGTTACCCAGACTACTCCATCGTTTTCGGATGTCACTGCTGTTTATCCGGCGAATAGTAGCCCTAGTACTTTTCAAAGCACTGGCTTTATTCCGGAAATCTGGTCTGGCAAGCTGATCGAGAAGTTCTACGACAGCACGGTGCTTGCTGCGATTTCTAACACTGATTATGAGGGCGAAATTAAAGCGTTTGGCAACAAGGTCAAAATCCGTACCAAGCCAACGGTTGCCATTCATGATTACTCAGCTGACCAAGAGCTGCTGACTGATCGCCCTCCGGGTAACGTTATTGAGCTGCTCATTGATAAGGGCAAGTACTGGAACGTTATGCTCGATGACGTGATGCGCGTGCAGTCGGACCTTAATGTCCTTAGCATGTGGGCCGACGACGCCGCCGAGCAGATGAAGATCACGATTGATCGTTCAGTTTTGCTTGGGATGCTTGGAACGGCGCACGCTTCCAATAGGGGCGCTACAGCAGGCGTATCTACCGCAAGTATTAATCTTGGCGTTACGGGTGCGCCACTTAATCTGGTGGCTAATAACCCAGTCGCTGCAGCACCAGCGTTGGAAGTTGATATTCTCGATGCGATCCTGCGTCTTGGGCAGGTGCTGGATGAGCAGAATATCCCTGAAACAGGACGTTGGCTGGTTATCCCGCCGTGGGCGGCTACGCTGATCAAGCGTTCTGAGCTTCGTCAGGCTTATCTGTCCGGCGATGCAGTGAGCATGCTCAGGAACGGGCGCATCGGCATGGTGGATAGGTTTACGATCTACACTTCGAACCTGCTTCCAAAGGGCGTGATCACTGGACCTCCTGCACTGGCTGCTGGCGAAACAGTGTTCTATGCTGGTCATCCGCATGCTTTGACGTTTGCCTCGCAGATGACGAACATGGAAATCATTAGGTCTGAACGTTCGTTTGGTGACTTCCAGCGTGGGCTTCAGGTGTATGGCTGGAAAGTTATCGCACCAGAAGCTCTGGCACAGGCTGTTGTGTTCAGGGATGTGAACCCCGGTATCGCAGGGTAATTAACTTTCCATTGAGCTATATCCCCGGTTTTTATAACCGGGGATTACCTTTGGAGGTAAGATGCCAGCTCTTGATACCGTTGGTAAGATAACTGACTACGCAAGGGTGCTCCTGCAGGATACGCTTGAGCCGTTTCGCTATCCTACTGCCAACCTTATAGACAATCTTAATGTTGGGTTACTGGACGTACGCAGGCTGCGTCCAGACTTGTTTTTGTACACGTCCACTGACGTACCTTCTTACTCTGCGACTAGTGAAATTGTTGATATAGATCAGCAATATCGCATGGCGCTGGTTTATTTTGTGGTTGGGCAAACGCAGATGCGAGACGAGGAGGACGTTACGGATGCTCGTGCAGTGTTGTTTATGCAGAAATTTGTTTCTATGCTGACCGATTCCCTCATGCCACAATCTATAGCAAGATAGGGATATTGTTGAATGAGCGCACAGCTTAATCGTTTCATGAACGATGTGCGGATGCGCCTTCCCGGCGCGTCTGACGACGCTATTAAGTGGGAGTTGTTTTATACGCTGGATGATTTTTGCAAGGAAACTAATGCATGGCAGGAGAAAATTATACTCCCTGTAGTCCACGATCAGTTTGAGTATGAGATTGAGCCGGAGGAGAACCGCGCGAGAATTATAAGGCTTCTTGCTGTTACTGCAGGCTCAGGCATAGACGAACGATCCATTTATGATGCTACGCTACCTGAACCAGAACTACTTGTTCTGCATACTGACCCCGGCGTCCCTCCTGAGGGTACCACTAACGAGTATAACGTGTTGGTGGCTCTTACGGTTGTTGACCCGGTGGATGCTAACGATACTCTTCCTGATTTTCCTGATTGGTTTTTCATACATTATAAGCAGGAAATTACTGATGGTGTTTTAGCGCGAATGATGTCGCAGCCGGCTAAGCCTTATTTTTCAAGAGAAGGCTTTATGTATCACGGGCGAAAATTTCGCAACGGGATGTCAAAGGCGCGCGTAGCGGTGAACCACCAGAATACTTATGGTGCGCAACGTTGGTCGTTTCCTCGGTTTGCTCAATGCGATACGAGGTGACACGCGATGACTATTTGGCAGGGATCACATTACAATGTTATTTTTAATCTCCAACTTACGTTGGGGTCTCCTATAGACATTACTGGATGGACTTTTAAGAGTCAGATACGCGACAAAAATTCTGATAAAGCCTATATGATTGAACTAACCAGCGAGAACGGCGGCATAACAATTATTGATGCTGCAACTGGAGTAATCGAGCTTAAAATAACCGCAGATCAGAATAGAGACTTTTCGCTTGGTAATGTGGTTGGCGATATGTTTCGTACAGATGTTGTGCCCGGACCAGAAAGGTTATTTGGATTTAGGGATCGTGTCAGGCGACCAGTAACACGAGATGGAGATGCTCAAATCGATAACGGCGGTGGAAGTGGAGGGAGCGGTGTACCGGGACCAGCTGGACCACAGGGACCGGCTGGACCACAGGGACCGGCAGGTGCAGACGGTGAAGACGGTGCTCCCGGTGGGCAGGGGCCAGCGGGCGCTACGCCATCGGTATATAATACGCTAGCGGTTGCACAGGTTTCTGATCTTTCTGCAATTGACGGCATTGTCACGACTGGTTTTTCCACGGCGGGCGACGGAGGCGAAGGTGTTTACAAAGTACAGAGCACTGCGCCAGTCGCTCCCGCTATTGGCTTCGGTGGTATCGGCGGTCGCTGGATAGTACTTGCCGGTGACAAGATCAACCTGAAGGCTATGGGCGCGCCGCTCGACGGCACAGACCAGACCGACTACCTGCAAGATGCGGTAGACACGCACAAGCCAGTGTTTATCCCCGCTGGCACAGTGACGGTTAGCCAGTCAATCCTCTATTCCGTTTATCTCAATATCGAGGGAGTAGGAGCGAATATCC